AGGACAGGCGGCATTCGGGGGTGAGAACTCTTTTCGGGTCATTCTGATACATGGTTTAATTCCTCCATAAAATTCATTCGGTTCAATATGTTCAGTCCTGCATCCGCAGGTGGGGTCTAAAGGTTTTTGTAGATCGCGTTGAAGGCGTTTCGGGTTACGGATTTGAGCGCATTCCGGTTCAAACGGGGCGCTTCCAGCAGTTCCATAATGGCGGTGAAGGATTCGCAGGCGTCGCGGCACATATCCAGATAGCCGTCCGCGTTGCCCTCATAATCCTTGACCAGCTCCTGCTGCTCTTGGATTTCCTCCTTCAGCTCTGCGACGCATTCCCGGAAGCAGCGGGCGACGTCATCTCCGAGCTTTTCGCGCAGCAGCCGTTCAAGGAACACGTCCTTGTCCTCGAAAATGACCTCCATGCTGCCATCATTGAGATATACCGTTTCAGCCATCAGACGCACCCGCAAACTCAGCAGCACCAACGCAATAGGCTTCGCGGCGGTCGCTTGCCAGCGCAAGTGTAGGTTTGCCCTTCGGCTTTGTAACACACTCGGAAAGCAGCTCCGCGAAGGTCTTTTTGCCGAGCATCTTTTCCAGCTCTGAGAGGGTCTTCGGCTTGCGGTCGTAGATCAGCGCCTCGTCATATCCGGCGTCGATTAGCTTATGAACGGCGGCGTCAACATCCGTAAAGGCACGGTTGCTGCGGCCCTCCACCAGCTTCCAGCCGGGGATTTCGCCGCCGTCAAGCATAGCGCCGGTGGCGTAATCCTGAAGGTCCTTGTACCACTGCACCAGACCTTCGGCTTGAATCAGCAGGTCGCCAACTTCGGCGTCCGACAGGCACGGATTTTTTCCGATCTCCCGGCTGCCGTTCGCAGGGGTGAGATTCTTAAAATCCTCAAAGCCGGTAAAGAACGCGGCTCTTGCGGCGCATTGCGCCTTGCCCTTGCAGAATCGGCAGTGCTCACCGGGGCAGAAGGTTCCGGGGCCGTCGTAGGCTTCCTTTGCAAGGGGTTTGATACTCTCGCCCCATGCAAGCAGATCATCCACACTAAGGGCGTCCTCGCTGGCCTCCTGTGACAGGCGGGGCTGACAGATACCCATTGATACCCACTTGATTTGGTCGCCGTAGATAGGCCCGTAGAGCTTCAGAGCACCCAGCGCATACAGCCGCATTTGCGGGTTGTTTTCAGCCGATACGGGAACGCCCTTGCCGTGCTTGTAGTCGGTGATGTGCAGCGTGTCGCCGCCAATCATGATACAGTCGCAGGTGCCGAAACCGTCCGGGACATAGGCCGTGAGATCGACCTTGACCTCCATTGCCACATGGGGCGGCGCGGCGTACTGCATGGCCTTCTCCGTGAGATAGTCCACATACGCTTCGGCGGTCCGCAGCATCTCGTCAGAGTACAGCGGGCGGGCTTGCAGCTTCTTCAGCTCAGAGTTGAATTTGCGGGTGGACAGGACAGTGAATTTCTTGCGGGCGTACAGCTCACAGATGGCGTGTGCCAGAGTGCCTTCCTCCGCATAGGAGCTTGTCCCATCCGGGAAGCTCTCCTCGAAATGTGGTGCCGCCGTACAAGCCAGCCAGCGGTGGGCGCTGGATGCGCTCAGAAGGGCGTGTTGTCTGGGGGTAGGCATTGTCCCACCTCCCGTTAAAGCTGCGCTCCGAGGGCCTTCAGCTCAGCACCAAAGGCGCTGTATGCCTCCTTCGGCAGCTGCGTTACGGCCTGCACACCGAACTTGCCCAGCAGGGCGAGGAGCTGCGGCATCTTGCCTGCGTCGATCAGCGCCGCACCCGCGCGGCTCAGTTCCTCCACGGTGTAGCTCTCAGCCGGAGCGGCGACCGGCGCAGTCGGGGCAACAGTCGTCGGTGCAGTCGGCTGAACAGGGGTGGGTGCAACAGTGCCGGTAGTTGGCGCAGGCTGAACAGGTGTCGTAGGGTTTACGACGGGAGCCGCAGGAGCGGGCGCGGCGGGGAAATCAACGTTGACAACGCCTGCGTTGTCGATGTGGTGGTTGTTCCCTCCGTGCTGATGGCAGACGAATTCGGGCTGCTTGCCGATGGCACCGGCCAGCGCGTTCAGCGCTTCCGGTAATCCGGGGATTTCGATGGTCATTTTGATCTCAAACATGATTTGCCTCCTAAATTTTCTTCAGATCGTCGATGATTTGTTGCCAGCTTTCAGAAACGTTCAAGACGTGCCTTGAGTATTGACTTGAGTAGTAGCCTTGCTGCCAGAGCTTCGCAGCGCCGCCCTCGCCACAGTTATAGGCCATGAGGGCTTTGTGCTGGTCGCCGTACTTGTCCAGCAGCTCACCGATCAAGAGGACACCGGCAACAATGTTGCCCTCATAGTCGGTGGGTTCGATCCCAAGTCCGCGCAGGCGATCATAGTTAATCGGATGGACTTGCATCAGGCCCCAGCAGGTGCCGTTGTCTGCATCGAGGTTGAAGCTGCTTTCGCATTCCGCGATTGCCAGCGCCAGTGCATAGGGAACGCCGTAGTCCTCACACGCCTGCTGCATTACCTCTTGAAGCTCGTAGCTCAGCGGAATGTCGTCACTATGTAGGAATCTCTGCCCTTCTGTCTCCTGCGGTACGGTTTCCGGCTCTGTGACCGGCTCGTCCGGTGTGGAGGCGGTAGGGGCTTCGGTTTCCGGCACGGACGTTTCAGCCGTGGGAGCGGGTGCGGTTTCCTCCGGTGCGGGCGCTGCGCCTGACGCGCAGTTGACGGCAAGGATCGTGATTACGACCGCCTCCAACACTGCCAGCACAAAGAGGCCAAGAGCGATACGGCGCAGCCTATTGAACTGTCGGTGCTGCCGTCTGCGTGTCGTCGTCATAGAACTTGCCTTCCTCTCTGCATTTCTGTAGCCACGCTTCGTAGCGGCGCAAATTCTCCGGATCGGAGTAAAACCGCTCAATGCCCGCAAGCAGCGTCCGACAGAGAATATCCATTTGTACTCGCGGAATCTGCGTGCAGTCGATTTTGACGTTGGCCATGATGCTTTCCTCGTTTCTTACTGATTAACTGTGGGTTCGCTTGCCTGCCGCTGCTCAAGGCGTTCAAGCGCATCAATGATGCGCTGCTGGGTCGTGGCGTTGCCCTTCTTGTTGTGGAGAACAGCGGACAGGTACGAGTTCGTCAGCCCTGCTTCATCAGCAAGCTGCTTGCCCGTAATCGCCGCCATGTGCATACGCCCGACCACTTCAGCGGTCCAGTCGAAATTCAAATTTTCACCTCCAAGTTCAAATATTTCGGCAAAAGGAGTTGAAATATTTGCACTGTTGTGGTATCATAAAAAAGGTGTGTATCTGATACCCTTTCGACGGCTTCCTCCGTGCCAGCGGAGGGGGGCTTGCCATGCTATGGCCGTCGCTCGTTCAAATATTTGCTCCACGCTTTATATTATAGAGCAACCATTTGAACTTGTCAAGGGGGATTGGAGCAAATATTTGAATTTTCCTCGGAGGCAATATGTTTTACGATGTGTTCAAAAAGCTCTGTGATGATCGGGGCATCAATCCGACGCGCGCAAGTGTAGAGATCGGCTTCAGCCGTGGCAGCGTGTCTTACTGGAAGAAGCGCTATTTGGAGGGCTTCGACGCAAAGCCCGATTCTTACACCGCTGAAAAGATTGCGGACTATTTTGACGTTTCAGTGGATTACCTGCTGGGAAGAACGGACGATCCGATTGACTACGACAAAAATGGGGACGCACTTGCAGAAATCCCGCTCACCTATGTTGAGGCTGCGAACGGTGATATGAAGAAAGCTCGGCAAATGATGCTTGCCGTCGATGCCGACGCGCTGCGGGAGCGTGACGCCACGCCAGAGGTGTATCGTCAGTACCTGAAGCTGGACGAAATCGACCGTGCGAAGGTTGAAGCATATATCACCGGTCTGCTGTCGTCCGATAAGTATCAGACGGTCGCTAAAGCAAAGAATGCCTGATACGACACGAGGGAAAAATCCTCTACATCGATTTCAAACGCTTTATGAGGTGAAGGGAGGTCGTGGCCATGGATGGACACGATTACGAATATCTGGTCGCAAAGTATCTTCGCGGGCACGGCTACACCGGCGTCAAGGTGACAAAGGGATCAGGTGATTTTGGCGTCGATGTTACGGCCCACAAGGCCGGGCACAAGTACGCCGTACAGTGCAAATATTACTCAAGCCCTGTGAGCCTCAGCGCGATACAGGAAGCAGTAGCCGGAAAAGCGCTCTACAACTGCGACCGTGCAATGGTTGTCACCAACAGTACATTCACAAAAGCCGCACGCGAGCTGGCAAATGCGAATAACGTACTTTTGCTGGAAAACGTCTACAGCGCAGGAGCCTTCCGTTTCTCGCAGTTGCCGAAGGGCGTGAGATTCTTTCTGCTTGGCGCGTATCTGTTCTCGGCGTCTGCTGCCTTTGTTGCCATGCTGGACATAAACAAAGAGCAACCCTTCTGGACGGCGGCATATAACGTGGTAACAACGATGACGTTCATGTTGTTACCGCTGTGGATAGGCCCTGCAATTCGTGGTGTCAAGAAGTTGTTCCGGCGCGTCCTCACTGGAATCAAAGCGGGCAGAGCTACACCAGCGGCTGCCGCAGTATCGGTGGCACCCGCACAACCGGAACGACCCAGCATTAACGCTGTTGCGCTACAGCCGTTTCTGCCTATTGAAATTCAGGATCACAAAGATACCTTTGCAAACGCATTGGCCGGGCTGCCCGTGCTTACGACCTCTGCGATCCAACGTAACTGCAAGTGCGGAATCGACCGCGCGTACTCGATACTACGCAATCTTCAGGTCTACGGGCTTATCCATGGGGCCGGAAAAGACACCTATGAATGGACAGAAAAAGCCCTTCTGCTGGGCGCAGAAGGGCGTAACGGGTAACAGATATGTCAGTAGATATTAAATGGCAGGTGCCAAAGGCACAGCCGGAGGCCAGCGAACTGGCCGTCGTATATGCTCGGTACTCAAGTCACAGTCAGGGAGAACAGTCCATCGAAGGGCAGCTCTCCAACGCGAGAGACTACGCCGCCGCACACGGCTACACCATCGTGCATGAATACGTTGACAGAGCAAAGAGTGGTCGGACGGATAACCGCGCCGAGTTCCAGCAGATGCTGAAGGACACGGCCAAAAGGCAATTCAGTGTTATCATTCTCTGGAAGGTTGACCGCTTCGGACGTAACCGCGAGGAGATCGCCATAAACAAGATGAAGTGCCGCAAGAACAGCGTGCGTGTCGAGTATGTGGCGGAAACCATCCCTGACAGCCCGGAGGGCGTGATCCTCGAAAGCGTGCTGGAAGGCTTCGCGGAGTATTACAGCCTACAGCTGTCGCAGAACATCCGCCGTGGTCGTGCTGAGAGCGCCGAGAAGTGCCAGTCGCTGGGCGGAAACCGCCCGCTGGGGTACAAGACCGGGCCGGACAAAAAGTTCGTCATAGACGAAAATACCGCACCCACAGTGAAGATGATCTTCACCATGTATGCGGATGGCAAGACGGTTACGGAAATCGTTGACAAGCTGAATGAACTGGGTCTGCGGACGTTGCGCGGTGGCCCCTTCACCAAGAACAGCTTGCATTCGATTCTGAAGAACAAGAAATACATCGGCATTTACGAGTATCAAGGCCGCGAGATCAAGGACGGAGTACCCCGGATTATCGAGGACGACGTGTTTAACAAAGTACAGGAAATGCTGAAGATCAACAAACGAGCACCGGCGAAAACATGGTCGCGCGCCGACTACATCCTCACGGACAAGCTGTTTTGCGGCAAGTGCGGCGCTCTGATGTTCGGCGAGAGCGGCACCAGTAAAACCGGCGCAAAGCATAATTACTACATCTGCTCCAACAAGAAGCGCTTCCGCTCCTGCGACAAAAAGGCCGTGCGACAGGCAGACATTGAGGACACCGTGCTCAACGCCACCCATGAGCTGCTGCAAGACGACGAGCTGCTGGACTACATCGTTGACCGCACATGGGAGTATTACCTTGCACAGGACAACAGTCAAGAGGAGCTGCGTAACCTTCAGCGGCAGCTTGCACAGACTGACACCGCCATATCAAACCTCATTCGGGCCATTGAGGCCGGAATACTGACCGAGGAAACCAAGAAGCGCATGGACGAGCTGACGCAGCAGAAAGCCGATTTGAAGGCGTCCATTGCCGACAGGGAAATTGCCCGTGGTTTCCACCTGCAAAAATCCCATATCGCATTTTATCTCCGCAGCCTGCGTGATGCTGACTGGTCGGACAAAGAGGCACAAAAGCGCCTGATCCAGACCTTTGTGAACGCGGTATTCGTTTACGACGACCACATAACGTTGACGTACAACTTTAGCGGAGATAAAAGCACCATCACACTGCATGATATGCAGCGTTTTGAAGACGGGGAGGAGTTCGGATGCCGTGCGTCTCGCTCCACCAAACAGGTATTGGACGAACACCTATTTCTTCAGCGGCGGTTTCGCCGTGAAATGTTCGCTCTGATCCACAACAGAAAACACCGCTTTAGATTAAGTTCTAAGGCGGTGTTTTGCTATACTCCAAAATCGGCACATTGGTGTTGTTTCCTGATTTTCTGTAAAATGAAAACACAATAAACACAGGAGGAAAACACTATGGAAAAATCATTATTTGAACAGGTGGGTGGTACATATACTCAGGTTGGAGATTATCTGCTTCCAAACTTGACACTTACCGAAGAAGCACAGAAATCTATCGGCATTGGGGGACAACAACACGCACGGTACTTAAAACAGTACCACAAAGTCATCTATTATAACTATTTAACTTCAGGCAAATTAAATGCCTATCTTGCCGACATTGACAAACAAGCGGAAGAAATGTTTTCACGGCTGGTTAAAGATATGGCTGATAAGCAAGGTATCGCTGAGAATCTTAAAGCCACTGATCAAATGGCGTGGGTCGGGAAAATCTTGGTGACCGCACCTTCTCCGAATGCTTTGTGCAGAACAATGGAGCCATCCTTAACATCGGGTGCGACAAACTCCTCTTGCTTGGCTGCCATTTTCGCTGCAGCAGAGGCAGCAGGCTTGACACCATACTGCGCGGTAACGGAGGTTTTTCAACAGCATAATGATTCATAGATTTTTTGAAAGCCTCCCTGCTATTCGACGCGGAGCATCCGATAGCCGATTCCGATGTGCGTTTGTATGTATTGCGGCCCGTCTTTTCCGCGTTCCAGCTTTTTGCGCAGGGTCGCCATGAACACCCGCAGAGAAGCAATATCGTTTTCCCAACTGCTGCCCCAAATCTGCTGTGTGATGTAGGTGTGGGTCAGAACCTTGCCCACATTTTTTGAGAGCAGACACAACAGCTTGTATTCGATAGGCGTCAAGTGCAGTTCTGCACCGTCAAGATATGCGCAGCCTGCCGCATAGTCGATTTTCAGCGCACCGTTCGTAAAAATCGGGGATTCCTGCGCTGCGTCTGTTTTCATCAGCGACAGTCTCCGCTGCGTCACTCGCAGCCGCGCCAGCAGTTCATCCACGGAAAAGGGCTTGGTGAGATAATCGTCCGCCCCGGCATCCAGCGCCACGATTTTATCAGAATCCTCTGTTCTGGCGCTGATCACAATGATCGGCATATTTGACCACGAACGAATTTTTCGGATGATCTCCACGCCGTCCATATCTGGCAGCCCCAGATCAAGCAGCACAATGTCCGGGTTGTGAGACAGCGCCTCCATCACGGCGCTTGCGCCGTTTTGCGCAGAAAGATACCTGTATTCATGGGTTTTCAGCGTTGTTGTGATCAGATTGCGCACCGGCGTATCATCTTCTACAACGAGGACGAGCGGCTTATTCATTTAAGTTCACCTCACTGAGCGGTACTGTAAAGGAAAAGATGCAGCCATGCGGCGAATTTTCTTTCAATGTCATTTCGCCATTATGGGCATGAATGATGGCTTGGCAGAGCGTAAGCCCAAGCCCAAGACTTCGGCGGCTGTCGCCAATCGGATTGCCCCCGGTAAAGAACATTTCAAACACATGTTCCTTCAGTTCATCTGGAATACCGGGACCGTTATCGCTGACGCATATTTCAGCCATATTGTCTCGCGGGATTGCCATGATCCGGATGTTCGAGCCAGCCGGAGTATATTTGACTGCGTTGTTCACCAAGTTGATAAGCACCTGCATGATGAGTCCTGCATCCACCCGCACCAGCAGCGGCTCATCTCCGCAATCTACTGTAATATGATGCTCCGCCGACCTTCGGTCGATATGCCGGAGCGCTTCCGACACAATATCGTCCACGACCTGATCGGAAAGGCGCAGCTTGACGCTGCCGTCCGCAATTTTTGTAATGGAAAGCAAGTTCTCAACCAGTCCCGTCAGCCATTGCGCATCGTCATAAATGTCCGTAAAAATCTGTTTCCGCGTTTGTTCATCCAGCACGTTATAGCTGTGCAGCAGCGTATCCGCGTTGCCGGAAATGGAGGTCAGCGGGGTCCTAAGGTCATGGGAAATTGAACGCAGAAGGTTTGCACGAAGCTGTTCGTTCTTTGCAAGGACGGCGGCTTTTTCCTTTTCTTCGGCGTTGCGTAGGCTTTCCAGCGCCAGAGCGCACTCGCCGAGAATGGAAAACAGCACGCTGGATGTAAATGCGTCAGGCTGCGTTTGCTTCTCCATCGGAATCCCGACAACGCCGAAAACCTGCTGCCCGGTACGAATGGCAAGATACAGCCGTTTTGCCTTTGGAAAGTTTTGCGTCGTTGCTCCGGCACGCTTTCGGTTTTGCCAGACCCATTGAATCACGTTCTGTTCCTGATCAGTATCCGGGATGCAATATGGACTGCTTCCGTCTGCCGGATAAACATTCCCATCTAGCAGCACGTCGCCTTGTGCCGGATAAATCAGAACGTCCCGCTGCATGAGCTTCTGTATCTGCGTCGCGGTCATCTGATAGACCTCATCCGGTGTTTCCGCCTTTTGAAGCTGCCTGTTCATATCAAAAAGGAGTTTTGTCCGATAGGCATCCCGCGCGGATAGCTGCGCATGGGCTTTGAGCTTTGCGGCAAGCGTACCGGTCAAAAGCGCCGCTGCAAACATGACGGCAAAGGTTATTGGGTATTTGCTGCCATAGGCTGCCAAAGACAGCCGGGGTTCCGTCAGAAAATAATTGAACAGGATGACACTCAAAAAAGCGGACAGCACACCGCAGGTATATCCGCTGGTAAAAGCGGAAGTCAGAAGCACCCCCAGCAGGTAAACCATGATGATATTGGCATTTGCAAAGCCGAGCCGCAGAAAGACCCATCCGATGACCGTCGCAACTGCCAGAATCCCGACGGTCAGAAGCAGTTCCCATGCGGTCGGAAACGCCGGACGGATGGGAAGCAGCCGTTTCCTGCGGTAGCTCTTATAGGCTTCCACATCCGGAATGATATGAATGTCCACCTCTGGTGCAAGCGTAATGAGCCGTTCTGTCAGCGTCGGTTCACTCCAAAAATGCCGCCGCTGTACGCCGCTTCGCCCAATCACAATTTTGGTCACATCAGAGAGCCGCACATATTCCGCGATCTGTGTTGCCACATCTTCACCATGCGTTGTGACGATCTCTGCGCCAAGCTGCTGAGCCAGACGCATATTCACCTGCAAGCGAACGGTATCTTCCGCATTCATATCAGCGTCTCCGGGTGTCTGCACGTAGAGCGCGGTAAGGCTGCCACTAAATGCCTGTGCCATTTTCCCTGCCATTCGTACAATGCGTTCATTGGATGGAGATGAGGACAGGCACACAAGAATATGCTCTTTTGGCAGTTCGCTTCCTTTGTTCTGCACATTTTCACCACCCCTCTTAAATGATATTATAGCACCAAAATGTGATGGTTTCTACTGCGCCAAATCGGATTCGTTGTTTGGAAATGAAATTTGCTCTGAATCATAGATCACGATTTCTACATGGGCATGACTGCTGCGAAACCGGGAAAGCGTTTCCTCAAGTTCGTCAGGAGAAATATTTCCGACCAGATGCACGCACGGCTCGGGCTGCTGTTGTTCGGGCGCTTCCTCGATTCGCTTCTGATTTTCATCCAGAAGGCGATCCAGCCGCTTCATCAAAAACCAGCCGAGCAGGAACATTAACGCTGTCCCAGCAATCAAAACGGCATCTTCCACATACCCTCACCGTCCGTTCAGATTCGGAAACACTTTTGCAGCGCTTTGTATTCGCCCAACGCTAAAATCGTCATTTCCCCGGACAGCACCGTATCCGGTGTAATTGATACGTCGGTTTTTCCCGAATGCTTGATGCCAAGAATGTTGATTCCAAACTTGCTGCGGATATTCAGTTCGCCAATGCTTTTCCCGACCCAGCCTTCTGGTACTTCCACCTCAATAATGGCGTGCTGCTCGTCGAACTCTATGTAGTCGAAGATATGGTCGGCAGTGTATCGGATCGCTGCCCATTTTGCCACCTGTTTTTCCGGGTAGACTACATGGTCTGCACCGTTGCGAAGCAGAAACTTTGCCTGCACATCACGCTCGGCACGCGATACCACGCGCTTTGCACCCAGCTCCTTCAGCAGCGAGGTGGTTTCCAGCGAGTTCTGAAAATTACCGCTGATGGTCACGATGCAGACGTCAAAATTTCCGATGCCAAGAGAGCGAAGAAACTCCGCGTTTGTACTGTCGCCAATTTGTGCGTTGGTGACATATGGCAGCACATCACTGATTCGTTCCTCGTTTGTATCGACTGCCATGACCTGATGCCCCAGCTGATAAAGCTGTACTGCGATATGCCGTCCGAAGCGGCCTGTGCCAATCAATAGAATGTTTTTCATGTGAAAAGGCTCCTTATCCAATCGTAATTTTTTCCTGCGGCAGCATTGCATTCCCCGCTTTTTTGCTGGAAAGTGCCGCATAAATGAGGGTAAGACCGCCGACTCTGCCCAGATACATGAGCAAGATCAGCACCATTTGCGATGGAATGCGCAGCTGCGGTGTAATACCAAGTGTCAAACCCACCGTCCCGACCGCCGATGCCGTTTCATACAGGCAGGCAGACAGCGGAAGATTCTCATATGCGCTGATAAAGACCGCACCGCCAAAGAACAGCACCAGATACATCGTCAGAATAGTCGCGGCGGTCTTGACGGCGCTGCAATCGACTCTGCGCCCGAAAAATTGGGCACTATCGCGCTGGCGGAAGGTCGCAGTGGCATTGGCGAGCAGGACTGCCAATGTCGTTGTCTTCATACCGCCTGCCGTAGACCCCGGAGAACCGCCGATGAGCATCAAAAGGATCATCACGCCCTGCGACGCACCGGACATCGCGGATAGACTTACCGTGTTGAAGCCCGCTGTCCTCGGCGTGACAGACTGAAAAAAGGAGGCAAGGAGCCGCTTTCCCGCAGGCAGCGATGAAAAGTCCGCGAAGAAGAAAAACGCGGCGGGCAGAAAAATTAAAAGGCCTGTCGTGACGAGAATCACCTTGCTCTGCATTCGGTAGCGATGAAACCGCCACTTGTTTTCGAAGATATCATCCCACGTCAGAAATCCAATGCCGCCAATCACGATCAGCAGCATAATCGTGATATTGATTACCGGGCTGTCCGCGTAGCCGGTAAGAGATGGATAGCGGTTGCTTTCTGTCCCAAGAATGTCAAACCCGGCGTTGCAAAAAGCAGATATGGAATGGAATACCGCCATCCAGACGCCACGCCATCCATAGTCACGGCAGAACACCGGCAGCACGGCAAGCGCCCCCAGCAGCTCAATCAGAAACGTCCCTCGCAGGATGAAGCGTGTCAGGCGGACGATTCCGCCGACCTTTGGTGCTGAAATTGCATCCTGCATGGTGCTGCGCTGCATCAGAGAAATTTTTCGCCCGGACAGCAGCGCGAACGACGCTGCTACGGTTACGACACCAAGACCACCAATTTGGATCAGCGCCAGAATAACCGCCTGCCCAAAGGTTGACCAGTAGCTGCCTGTATCCTGCACCACAAGCCCCGTCACGCAGACGGCAGAGGTTGCTGTAAACAGCGTTTCATTGAATGGAGTTACATTCCCTCCAGTCGTGGAGATCGGCAGCATCAGCAGCAGCGCTCCGAGCAGAATGACCCCGGCAAAACCTAATATGATAATTTGAAAAGACGAAAGGCGGCGCTTTCGTCGAATGATCTCTTCCGGCATAAAGGCAGCTCCTTATTTCTGTGATGGTTATATTATACAGCCGGAGATTTTAAGAGCGGATAAGGGACATTTGCGACGTATTAAGATTGAATAAAGATGAGGAGATTGCTTGTGCAGATTGCACCCTAAAACACCTGCACCATATACCAGAATTTTCATTGCTTGCCTCCAAATCTGATCTTTACAATCTGCATCTTCATCATTCCGTCA